TCTAAAACTAAATTATATAAAAATAATAAAATATGCCCAATAGTTAATAAGATTAACGCTACTGGTTGTATTACCGTCATTAAAATTGAGAAGAGGAAAAATAAAAAATCAAAGTTTCTAAACCCGTCATTAACAGGAAATTTGTTAACACTATCTTCACAATCTTGGTCATCAATTTCTTTAATACCAATAAACCTACCTGGCGCGGACCCAATAATATTTCTACCACTTTTGTATTGGTCAATCAAAGAAGACACCGTATAAACTTTATTGAATTGAAATTCGTAGAATGTATCTTCGCAATCGATAATCTCATTAAGTCTCTCTATTTTTTTCTGTCCAATAAATCCATCAGTATAACCACTCCAAGCCAATCCAAAATAATAAGAACTCTGTTGTTGTTTAGAATTATTTGTTGTTGGAATACTTCTAGTTGACGGGTCTGATGATGATGTTGTCCATCCGTATTCTTTAACGTTTGGAACTAAATAATAAGCTCTTCTTGTTTGTAAAGTTAAATCATTTGGTTGAGTCCATTTGACCTTAAAACGGTACTTGGCCTTTGTTGGAACTCCAACAGTTGGGTCATTTGACAATACTTTTTCACCAAATTCATTAGTTATAAAATAATCTAAGTTCATTGGTAATTCTATTAACCATGTTCCTGAACCATCAATAACATTTCCTGATTGTTCTAACTCATATTGTTCTAAAACAGGGTTACCATCTATATCTTGTTGTATTGTTTGTCTTAACGCTAATATTTGACCTGGTGATGTTGTTAAACCGCATAGGTTACCCATGTTATCTTTTGGTCTTCCATTATTCCTTACTCTTAGAGTGTCAGGTGAAGAAAACATACATCCCATAAACACCGATGTCGGTTGTATATCAACATTGGCATCATCTCTTAAATCAAAATCTAATCGATTTATTGCAATTTGACAAAGTGACGCATCACCCCATAATGGAGAAACTTCAACGTTCTTAACTAAATTAACTATTTGTGGTAATGAATTTAAATCTGTTGAAGTTCTAAATTTAGAACCCGCAACTTGTGCTTCGGTTGCCAACCCCATTCTAATTAAATCCTGAGGTGTTAGTGAGAACTCTCCAATATCGGATAAGTCAACATCCATAACAATCGCTTGGTCCCCTAACGGAACCCCCATTATCATGTAATCCCCACTTTCGTTGGTTTTGGCAGTATACTTGTAATACGTGTCATATATTTCAACTGCAGTTATCCCCGTAAGAGAATCCGCTCTTGTTGGTAGTGTACCTGTCGCTGAGTGCTTTGAATATGATTTTTCGTAAGGTAAAAGATTGTATCGATATCCGTCTTCATTTTTATCTGAAGGAGATTCATAAGGATAGATACTTGATATTAAAGGATTAGATTCGTCAACATTGGTTATTGGGACGAATACCGCAACTCTCGCATTAGGTATACCCAACCCATTATTGGCGGTAACTCTACCAACAATAACACCATAGTCCGCACAACTTCTTGTGTAGATATCCGCTTGTTGTATTTTTAACGATAAGATTTCTAAGAATTCAAACTCTTGGTCTAATTGGACGTTGATTGTCTTATTAGACCCGAGTTCGGTTTTTATCCTATATGATTGACCCATGTATTACCTTTAATTTATAAATAGTTTATGTGTTATTTTTAAAGTACTAACACACTCTTTTTAATAATAAACTAAACGTAACGATAATAAACCTATTAAGAGAAGGTAACTGATTGGAAATTTTTAACCGAAACTCTAATATCTTTGTTTGGATAACGGATTTGGTAAACTTGTGAAGGTTGAGCAAACACCGTATCATCCACAGGTAATATTTCTTTAGTTTCAGGGTCGGAATACTCCATAGATGTTTCAGCCGAAGAATATTGCCCCCCAACTTTATTGTAAACATTCATTCCTGCAACAGTGATTACACCATTTTGATTTTGAACAATACTTCTAAGTTCAGATAGGTATACGTTTTGCCCTAACTGTCTTACTTGAGGATTAAAATACGCTGATATTTTGTCAACCACATCAGCAATAACTTGTCCTGAATTCTGAGCAGCATCTAATACAATCTGAACATCAACACTAAGGTCAATAACTTCAGCGGTTAAGATAGAAATGTAGTCATTTATCATTCGATAGTTTGATAGATAAGTTGCCACATTCTGTCTTAAAGTATCAGAAACAATATTGGTTAATTTACCTGAAGTATCGTATGATAGTAATTGAATTAATATTTTGTTGTTATTTTCTGTAATTGAAACTTTGGCAGGTGCTCCGAATTCCGCTGGCATGTTTCTAATAAGAGCCTCATAATCTTGGACTGTCACTGCTCTTTTTTGAGCGGAGAAGTTAAACGATACATAGTTTCTTATTTCTTCTAATGATGGAAGTCCTGCTCCACCAATTGCCGCGGTTACGTTAGTACATCTTAACGAGTTAACTACTGAAGAGTTTGTTAACTCTGAAGGACCATTAACGTAGAATGAAACAGTGCCTATTTGATTAATAACATTCGTTCCTAAGTTTGATGCCAATCCCCCACCAACTCTATATTGTATGAATAGTGTTGAGTTTGGAACTAATGCCGAACCTAAAGAGAAGTTGTTTGTATATCTTTGTAAATCTAATGTTGTCCCTACTGTTGTAAATTGGTCTAAAGCATCTTGAGCGGTATTGGTACCACCACCGAAAGTCATTTTCTTAAATCCTTCAGGTGTGTATTCGCTAATAAATCTGTTTTGTGTTTGAATGTATCTTCCTACTTTAATACCAGGTTGGTCAGATACTTTTGTAGGGTCTTCAACAAAAACTCTATCTTCGGCTAATGCGTCTACCTCGTACCATCTATTAGATGCTCCGATAAACTCAGCACTTGTTGGTATATTACTATACTCGGTACCACTCTTAAGTAATACACTTGTAATACCTAATACATTTTTTTCAGGTAAGAATAATTCAAAGAATGGTCTAACGTCATTTGGACTAACTACTTTTTTGAATACTTTAGTTATACCATTAACAACTAACTCTCTTTTGGTGATAGTATAGTTAATTAATACGTTGTTGGAGTTGAAATTTGGAATCTTTAATCTGTTCGGAAACCCTTGAGCATTATATGGTGATGTAAAATCAATATCATAGATATTCTCAAATACAATACCCGCCCCTGTTACTTGAGACCCTCTTGTTAGAGTTCCTAAGTATCTTTCATCTTCTTTATCACCGAACGCAGGAACTGTGATTGAGAAGTCAACAAGAGCAACTGAAGGTCTTTGACCTGGCAATTTTAAACCGTAGGTTCTTGCAATGTTATATATTGAAGACCTTTGTTGTGCGTATTGAAGTACCGTTTCTTGAATACTTCTATCAATATGATAATGTAGGTTATCGGCAACGGCTGCGTTTAAATCTAAGAATACTGAGAATACCGAAGCATCATTAAAATCTTGAATTAATTCAGGATAGTATGTTTTGCAATAGTTAAGTAACTCAGTTCTTATTCCCTGATAATCTCTGGTTGTATATGATATTTTACGATTCGCCATCTATATTAAATATTGATAATTACAAAATCACTCTGAGCAAACGTATTTGATTCTACTGAGTAATCGATTTTAATTTTTGCAGTATATTCTGATGTCCCTTTACCTGGAAATCTATATACTGGTGATTCGCTACTTCCTACGATGTTTTGTCCTTCCGCGATATCAACCTCTTCCATTGGGTCTGCAGGTGTGATTGAGATATTATTTAATAATAAATTTGGCATGTATCTCGAAACAGCTTCTCTGATGTCAGATTGAATCGCATCAAACGTAAGTCCGTCAAAAGGTTCAAATAAAAATTCATATAGTCTTGTTCCAAAATCAGGTAAGTAATATCTTGTACCTTTTCTTGTTAACAATAAATGAACTAAATCCGCTTTAATCTGTTGAGCTTCAAGCTCTGTTAATTGTAAATAATCTCCTCTTTTAGAATCTCTAAAAGGAAAATTAATACCATATGTAGTTCCATCTGCCATAACTATAAATATACTTAGATTATTTTTTTATTAAAGTGTTACCTTTTTGAGCCATTGGTTCATAAGGACAGTGCCTACACCCATTCCCACAACAATACCCTAGTTGAATATGATATTCTTCAGTGAAAACAGTTCTACCGTTTTCTTCATAAAAATGAGAAGGGAGAAGTTTTGGCTTCTCCCTCTTATTATTATCTATTTCCTTTAATTGAATATTAAATTCCATTAATAATATTTTAAACTAAATTATCTTTCATGATTTTAAACGAGTGTAACTTCACAAGCTCCACCCGCACATGCTACCTCTCCGCTTAAATCAGTATCATCATCCATTTCAACAATTTTTGATAAATCAACATCATGAAGAGCCTTCATTAATTCTTCGTATTTGTCTTTTGTGCAATCTTCAAACGGTGCTTGAATATAACTTCCACCATCATAAGGTAATACTGAAAGACCATTGTAATATTCTTTATTTTCCCACATCCACTCACCAACTGCTGGCCACTCATGCTCTCTAATTGAGATTGTTGCCGATACGTTATGTGCATTATTTCCATTTCTATGCCCAGGTTTAATCCATTCTTGTTGAACTTTTTTTACTCTTTCCAATAATTGAATTGGTGATTCGTTTCTTAAGATTGACCCTTCAGGTGCTTTTTGTGGTATTCCAATAACCGCAGTATCGTGTGGTCTAAAATATTCATCTTCAACTAATTCAGGATGATTATCTTTTAAATGTGAATAAATTGCTTCATTCTTACCAACTCTAACTCTTCTCACATAATATTCATTATGCCAAGCGTGAATACCTGATGATGTACCTAAAGTTAATGATGTGGTTCCTGCAGGTTTAACTGTTGTCGTTCTTGCCGATGCATTAATATTCAATAATTCTGCAACTCTTTTGTTTTCTTCTTTAACTACTTTAGCCGCTGATTTCATGTTTAAACCTAAAACAGCCCCTGAACCGATACCTGTCATTGATATTCCAATCAACGCGTCTTT